GGGGGCTGGCGCGCCGAACGTGCAATCGAACACAACCGTGAAAGTCACAGTCCCGCCCGGAACATCTGCGGAACAAGCTGCATTCCTAGAGCGCACTGCGACCGCATCTTTCAAACGCCAGTCTAACCCTGACTTGGCACGCATTCTATCGGTGTATGCGCCATGATAGGAATGTTCTTTGGAAATACATTCAAGCACAAGTTCGGAAACGATTACGGGAACATCGAGCTCGACGCTGTGTTGCAGGAAGAGCATGAGTGGAGCGCGGAAGCAACAAGCAACCCCGTTGAAGAGGGCGCGCCTATCACTGACCACGTGATAGAGCAGGCCGACAAGTTGCGCGTCAGCGGGTTTGTCTCTAACACCCCTGTCACACTGAGCGGTTCCATTGCTAGTTTTCTAGGCGGAAGCAGCGCACCAAAGACGCAAGACGTCTTTGACTTGTTGCACGAATTGCTGAAGCTGAAGCAACCAATGACCGTCTATACGAAATACCGTATCTACGACGATATGGTGATGACCGCTGTGAATATCCCTCGCTCCACAAGCAACGGTGACGCACTGGAATTCAATGTTGAGTTTGTGCATATCCGAAAGGTAGCGACACAGATTGTAGATGTGCCCAACGGCATCAGCAGTAAGAAAGCATCCAAAGGTGACGCGGCAACTGGGCGCAAAGCAGAACCCCAGAAGGACGCAGGCGTCAAACAGCCCGAGACGATTACAAAGCCGTCCAGCACTCTATTTAGATTGTTTAACTAATGGCGCTCATAATTAAAATCCCTCTTCTAGCTGAAACGACAGACCAACTTGTTCACGTAGAGTTTGACGGGAACCCTTATATTCTGCGCGTGCTGTGGAACGAACGATTCGGTTACTTTTCACTTAGCATCTACACAGCGGACGGGGAACCAGTTTTGTTGAATGTGAAGATGGTGAAGGACTACCCGCTAATTGGTAGATATAAGAATACCCGTCTCCCGTTTGACGAATTCTATTTCGTACAGGAAAAAGGGGCTCCGCGCCGCGCAGAATACGGTGACCTTGGCGTGAACTTTGAGCTGTACTATTATGAACCAGATACTGTGGTCACCGCTCAACCTGTACTTTGGGATCAGTGATATGCTATTCAATAGAATTGCGTCACTGATTATTGGGCAAGAAGGTGGCAAGGGGCGCGAGCTTACTGGTCTAAGATTTGCGTTCTCCATTCAGAAAGGCTCCACAAAGAATCCCAATCAATGCACCGTTCGAGTCTGGAATATCTCCCCAGATACGCGGGCAGCGGTTGAGGTTGTTGGAAGCGTTCTTATTCTCAAGGCAGGCTATACAGATGACGTCGGCGCAGTAACTATCTTTCAAGGCAACGTCACACGCTCGCTCACAGTGAGGGAGGGTGCGGATTGGATTACCGAGATGGAGCTGCAAGACGGTTTCTTAGAATTCCGTGATACAAAAGTTTCCATCAGCTTTGCAAAGGGGGCAACCACGACGCAAGTGATACAGAATATCGCATCCAAGTTCGGTCTCCCTGTGCGAGCGTTACCCGTCGGTATAGAAAATAGACAATATACAGCGGGATTCGCGTTCGTTGGGCGGGTACGGGATGCAATGGACAAGGCGTGCGAATACATGGGCTTAGAATGGAGTATTCAGAACCGCGAAATACAGGTCATCAAGAAAGGCGGAGTGTTTAAGAAATCCGCTGTTGTACTGTCCGCACAGACTGGGATGATCGGGTCTCCTTCCAAAGAGTCAAAAACAATGACGGAAAAGGCTGCGGCCAAAGAAGGGGTGACGGCAACACAGCCTGGAGTTCAAAAGAGTTCGCGCCGCGACAAGAATGGGACTGATCAGGAGGTTCTGCGCGTTCTAGGGTACAAGGTGAAGTCTTTATTGCAACCAATCATAGAGCCTGGAGGTTACATCCAGATGAAGTCTAAAGGGGTTGACGGTGAATTCTTTCGCGTGGAAGAGCTTACTCATAACGGGGATACTCATGGGAATGAATGGCACACGGAATTAACCTTGAGGTATCCTAAATAATGTCCGAGAGCTCGAACAATACATTGGAAGCACTTGTCGGTCTTGTCCGGAGCCAACTTCTGGACGTCAACACAGCAATTCCAGGCACGATTGTTTCGTACGCTGGCGGGGTAGCTCATGTGAAGCCCACAGCGAAAAAGAGATTCGCTGACGGTGACGTCTTAGACTTCCCAACGATACCGAACGTGCGAGTGTGTTGGCCTTCGTTTGCAGGGGGGAGCGCAGGCGTTAAGGGCCCCGTTAAGGCGGGCGATAAGTGCTTGCTCGTGTTTGCACAACAAGCCGTTGACGGTAGCGATGACCGTCGCATGTTCGATCTTCAAGACGCCTATGCGGTCATGTGTGACTTGGGAGATGTGGGCGGGGACGCGGGCGCTAATAACGCGATGACGATGTACTTCGGTTCCGCGTACATTAGATTGACGGAAGCGGGTAAGCTGGAAATCAGTGCTCCGGGCGGAACGTTGTTGGATACGCAAGCTCTGGAAATGAATGCAACAACGGCAGCCCTTAATGCTTCCTCGAGTACAACAGTGACCACACCAACAACGACATTCAGCGACGCTGTTACAGTGAACGGACTGTTCACATTTGTGGCGGGGATGGTTGGTGGCGGAGCAGGTGGTTCCACTATCAGCGGAGACCTTACGCACAGCGGCGGAAGCCTTTCAAGCAATGGAAAAGTTCTTCACTCTCACGTTCACAGCGGTGTTCAAGTTGGCGCAGGAAACACGGGAGCCCCTGTTTGACGTAGGAATTTGATTGTGTAGGCCTTTGATAACTGGTAATATCTAACAATGCTTGATATCGCGCTCACAACTTTGCATGACCTCGACACCAGTTCTCTGGACTTAAAGCTGGTCGACGCTGCGGAACAGGTGCGCCAGCAATTGCTTATCAAGTTAAAACTGTGGCGCGGGGAATGGTTTCTGGACACAGATTTCGGGACGCCTTATTTGCAATCCATTCTCGGAAAGCAGTTGACACTCTCGGGCGCTGTTATAGCGTTGCGAAAAAGCATTCTTGAAGTTGAGGGCGTGAGACAGATTGTTGCGTTGACTTATAACTTCAGCAGAGAGACGCGGACGTTGCAAGTTGAATTTGAAGTTGATACACCGTATGGAATTGTCGAGGTGACAGTATGAGCTTGACCCCTGTAGGCTTTGTTCGCCCCCGCTTAAACGAAATCAAAGCGGACTATGACCAGCGCGTAATAGATGCGCTCGGACCTGTAAATACCAATCCAGATTCTGTTGTAGGCCAGTTGATAGGCATCTTTGCAGCGGCCATGGATGATGCATATGAAGCACTCCAAGCAACCTATGACTCCATGTATCCATTCAGCGCAGAAGGAACCGCTCTGGACGGTGCTGTTGCATTTGTAGGCCTTGAACGCTTGGCTGCTGCGCCCACTGTGGTCACCGCTATATGCTACGGGGCTGAAAGCACGCCGATTCCCGCCGGTGCAATTGCTCGCTCGCTTGATAATAGACAATATGTAAGTTCTGTTGACACAGTTATTTCGCGGTCCAGCACAGGTGACGCAAGTATCGAAATCAATAGCGTTCAGAATGCAGCGAACTATCGGGTCATCATTAACGGCGTCAGCGTTGTATATACATCCGACGCAAGCGCCACCGCTGTTGAAATTGCAGCGGGGTTGGCTGCGTTGTTCGACGCCAATGCCTACCTTGCAACAGCATCCAACAGCGTTCTTCGCTTACGTTCTATAGACCAATACAGCGACTTCACGCTTACTGTTGACAGCAAGTTGAGCATCACAATTCTAGGGACTCCGGTTGTATTCACTGCGATGGAAATGGGGGCGTATGCACTCCCCGCCAACTCGCTTACCACAATTGACAGTTCTTTGAGCGGGTGGAATTCGGTCAACAACCTTGTCGCTGGTACAATAGGGCGCTTCGTAGAAACAGATGCGGAACTGCGCGAGAGGCATTCCACAAGCGTCCGGGCAACTGGTTCCGCCACCGCCTTAGCAATCCGCTCACGCATGGTAGCGGAAGTCGCTTCCGTAACGTATGCTCGGGTCTATGAAAATAGAACGAATGTAATTGACGCATTCTCTCTTCCTTCTCATTCGTTTGAGACTGTTGTAGAGGGTGGAACAGACCAGGCGGTGGCTGATAAACTGTTCGAACTTAAACCTGCCGGAATTGAAACTTACGGAAACACATCTGTCCAAGTGCTAGACGACAATGGGGACGTTCAGCTGTGCAAGTTTTCCCGCCCTGCTGATAAATACGCCTGGGTTCGCGTCAGCATTGATACGCTATACACCGAGGAGGTCTTAACTGCCGAGGCTGTGCAATCTATCAAGGATGCTGCCATTGCGCACGGGGAGCTGATAGGCATCGGTGAAGACGTTATCACTCAACGTTTCTACGGCCCCATCTATTCCGCAACAAGTGGAATCGGGTCTATCACCGTAGAGGTCGCAATAACAGCAGCCCCGGCAGATGTTCCTTCTTATTCGACAACGAACGCGGCTTTGGCCCGTGCAGAACATGCAAGGTTCGACGCTGTTCGCGTATCTGTAATCGGAGTCTAACGTGCTTGACTATCCCTCCAAAGCCACCCCAAGACTAGCAGGTCAATTCCAGAACTCACCAAAGCTGCAAGCCTTGTTGGCTGCAATAGTTGGGCCCTTGACAGAGGTTGAAACGAACGCGGACGCACTTATTGCAGAACGCTGGATAAATACATCCGTCGGTACTCAACTGGACGGATGTGGAAATATAGTAGGCGAGACACGACAAGGGCGTTCTGACGATGTATATAGAACCGCCATCAAGTTTCGCGTCTTTGTCAATATGTCCAACGGGACACCGAAGGACATGATTGCGGGGTTGAAGTTCCTAACCGACCCGACAGACTGTCAGTACCTTGAAGCGTATCCATTCACAGCGTTACTCTTCACGAATGGGTTCTTTGCTGACAGCACAATTCATCTTTCTATACAAGGGTTGTCCCCTGTAGCGATAAGTAATGTCCCCGTTGCAGTGTCCTTCATGGATGTGCCTTTCCGCTTTGCTCG